TTATATCAACGGTTTCGTGGTTTTTTTATTTTCCGTTTTTAATGATTGACTATCCTTTTGACCTTCTAACGACATCAATCTATCAAATTTATCAATCGTATTATCTTTTTTGTTATTTGTAACGTGTGTATAGATATTAGCAGTAGTCTGTATATCTCCATGACCTAATCTGTCTTGAATGTCCTTTAAATCCGCTCCAGCTTCGGCTAATAACGACGCGTGAGTGTGTCTAAAACCGTGAGGAGTGATTCTAGGGAAGTTAGTACCTTCTAGTATCTGATTCAACCAGTACACGGCTGTATTAGATGAATAGAACGAGTTATTACGGTTCTGAAATACATACGTTTCATTTCCGGATAATTCTTCCCACTCTTTAAGCAATCGCTCTAGGCTTCCATTTATCCGTATTATACGCATTCCGTTCTTAGTCTTGGTCTGTGATATATATTTATCTTCAAACGAGCGTGCTACCGTCTTATTTACGCTTATGGAATGATTTCTAAAGTCTATATCATTCCAAGTGAGGGCAAACGCCTCTCCACATCGCAATCCAGTATAGCTAAGTAGATAAAAGAATGTATACACTTCTTTAAACGGTTCAATATAATCAAGAAATTGGATTAGAGTGTCACGATCATAATATTTCAGCTTATCGTCTTTAAAATCATCAGACTTTGGCAAGTCTACCAAGCTCATAGGATTCTTTTCAATTAGGTTCAACTTCTGAGCATACTTAAATATCATTTGAGCGTATATCTTATAGGACTGAGTACTTTTAGGATAGTTCATATACCATCGATTCACTTGAGCCTGGCAATCTTGAATGGTAATTGTATCGATGTAGAAATCACCAAATGCAGGCAGTATGTGTTTCTTGAAATAAGTCACAGTCGCTTGAAACGTGCTAGGTCTCACTCGTTTCTGATACGTTACAACCCACTCGTTGTATAGCTCTCTATATGTATACTTTTGTTTAACAACTAATCCAGTATCCATTAACTCAACTTCTAGCCGTTGAAGAGCAGTAGTTGCAGCTAAGACTGATTCAAATCCACGTCTAGTAGTATACTGCTTCTTACCTGTCTTAGGATTAGTACCACAATAGATTTTAAATTGATAATAGACTTGCCCGTCTTTCTTCTTATAAGGCTTGATTCTATCATCGATTCTTTTCCTTGCCATTCTTTACCATCCTTTCTGTTTATGGTAAAATAGGGCATAACAAATAGCCCTATTTTAGGGTGATTTTTGAACTCACCACACTGTATCCGCCAAGATAAGAAGTGTGGTGTTTTTTATTTATACAATTGGTGTTTTAAATGCATTATCGCAAGTTCTTAATCCATCAATATGTAATGATAGATTATCTTTAATATGAGCTCCTAAAGGATCTAATATGAAATCAATTCCTTCTCTACGAGCTAACTTAGCTGCTGGAACAAAATCACTGTCACCAGCAATTAAAATAATTTTGTCAACTTGTTTTTTAAAAGCTAATTGTGCAATATCTAATCCAATACGCATATCTACACCTTTTTGTTCCAAGTTAAGTTCGAAATCATTTTCTTCTAATTCAGTTATATCCTTAGAACTAGTCATCAATTTTTTAGTAGTAGTGTATTTTAAGTTGTAATGTACTGTAGAATCGCTTAATTCCCCCAATCGTAAAGCAACTTTTCTTTTTCGACTGAGTTCCTTGAAAAAATCTAGAGTCCAAGACTTAGTATCACTTCTTGAAAAATCAACGTTTCTTTTTGTCAATGGGTGGTATACGTGTTTATCGATGGGTGGACAATCATAATAAAATATACGATACAATTCATGATGGACAACTTCGCTAAAAATGGTTTCAGTTAAATGCCTATTGCAGTATTTGTAAAGTTCAGTTGCACGTTCCTTTGCGGTTAGGTTTCCAAAAGTACGTTGTGCTCGTTTTCTATAATATCCTCCATCAACTAGTATTGCGATTCTCATAATATCTCCCTTTCTGCATAAAAAAACTCTTGATTTCGGCATTCCCCTTATGATGGGGTGTCTACTCTCAAGAGATGGTTTACTTTTAATATGTGTAAAGTATACCTCTTTTAAGAGTGTATTGTCAACAATAAAATTGTTATTTTTTTATTTAATGTTTCATAGCATTGCATAACGTTTCAATTTTCATCTTATTTCAATAATCTGTCAGATAAAAATAGATATAAATTCTAACAATACTTTCTCATTTCTTCCTTGATTCCAAACGTTGCTTTCAACGTATCGAACGTTTCTGGAATATCTTCATACTTTTCCTGATAGAAGAGTAGCATCAATTCCGTAGCAAACCTATCTGCTTCATTCTCTAGTTTCCCTTTCCCATGATATGCAGCAGTGTAGAACCCATCTAACCCATAATGATCTAGTGCATGTTTTAGTTCATGAGCCATCACTAGATACCTCAAGTTACAATCACGGATATTATCATTAATCCAAATCATTGGTTTATCATTCGGAGTCGATAACATTAAGCCTTTCAAATCGCTAGGTAACGACACAAATTTCACGTCAATATTTTCATATTCAGCGATTATAAACGGATTAGCCGTATTGTGACGATTAACTAACTCAGTTACTTCCAATTAATTCCCACCTTTATTTTGTTGAATTTTCTCCCATAGCATAGCCTTAATCATGCCTTCTAATTGCAATTTATCTTCTTCAGATAACTCAATTCCATTGTAAGACATAATTACGCTGTTACGTTTTAATGCTTGGTCAAAGACAATTACGTCTTCATTAGTAGCCCATTTAGGGATATCTGAGCGACCAAGAAGGTAATCTGTAGATACATCAAAGTATTCTGCAACCTTTTGAACTTTATCTACACCAGGATACGTTTTATCCCAATGGCGAATGCTTCCTTGACTAAAATCAAGTTTTCTTTCCAATTCAGCAACTGTCATTTTACGTTGAGACACTAACTCTTTAACGTTTTCCAACAGCGACATATCAATCACTCCTAAAATTTACAAAATAAAAATAGAAAATTTTACATTTATGTGTTGACAAATGGAAAATATTGCATTATTATTATCTTGTAAGCTGATTAAACGAACAAAACAAAAGAAAAGCAGATAAATCAAATAGTCCGGCAAGACTGATATAAAGCTATTCGTTTGTATTGTTTATTTTGTACGCTTACATAATAGAATATATTACATTGAATGTCAATAGAAATGTAATAAATCAATAGAAAATTTTTCAGGAGGTGCAGGATGAACGAAGAACAAAAAGCGTTGAAAAAAGAAATTCTCAAAGCATTAATCGATAGAGATTGGACTCCTACTGATTTAGCAAATGAAATGGGAATTTCAAGGATGTATTTAAACGACTTGTTGAACTTCAGACGCGGAACTGTCGCACGGATGGAACAAATCAAAGAAATCTTGGGATTGGAATAGGAGGTGAGCGTATGGAATCAAAAAAGGCACCTAACAAAGAGTTGTTAGATACCCTAAACACTAACCCAACTTTTATTTTTTCAGAAAATGGATTAGCTATTCAATCAGACGATTGTTCAATCAAAATTGAATCATTGTCGGTGGAACAATTTGAAAATTGGCTTAACAAACAAGGAGATTAATCATGAGTCATGAAACATTACTAGACATATTAAGTTGTGTTCTCTCTTTTGTTCTTGGTCGATATACAGGCAAAAAGTTGTATCGATATCTCAAAAAGAAGGGTTTATAAAAGAAACAATAATTTTTAAAACTTCAACAACTTTATAGGAGGTGATACGAATGAGCTGTAAAGAAATTGAAACTTATGGTCTTTATCCACAATATGTTTCAAACCCAAAAGAAAGAGAATTAAGAATTACCAAGGTTAAAAAAATGAGAAAAGCACACTCACAAATATCGAATGTGCTTAACAGAAGCGGATTAACTTATAGAGAAATCAAAAAACTATTTGATGTCATCTTAAATGAAGCCGATTCTTTTTTACAAAGTAAGAAAGTCACTTTTAGAGTTCAAAAGTAGATTGAGGGTCATATTCATGATCTGACTTATAAATATGACTGTACGCTTTGCAGTACTCAATATACCAATCGTCATACTCGGTATCATCGTCCCACGTCTCTTCACTCATTTTTTTAGTAGCTATAGCAAGAGCGATGTCGTGGATTTGATTATCTGTTAGTGTACGCCGATATGGTTGAGTGTATGTTTCGCACATATAAAACACCTCCTTTCCCTATTCTGATTATAGGACTGAAAGAAGGTTGCAACAATATGAAAAAACATGAAAGGAGCCAATATAGTGAATTTATTAAGCGCTGATTTCGAATCAACACTAAATTCAAAGGTTGTTGAAATCGTAGCAAACGCGATAGAACGATTTCCAACGAACAACACTCAACAAAGATACTTAAACAAGAAACAGGCAAAAGCCTATATTGGAGGAATCGACGATAGAGATTTCGATGAGTGTGTATCGATGGGGTTGAAACAAATCGTAATTAAGAGACCAAGCGGAAGCGCGACAATTCGATACGATGCCAGGGATTTAGATGAGTTCATGGCTAAATACAAAATTTAAGGAGAACAGCATGACACGAGTTGAAATAGAACGTACTAATAAACTAAAAAGAAAAACATATTGGAAAAATTTTAGAAAGAACTTTATAAAAAAGTATTTAAAATTTCTTAGCTATTTAGGATTAGCACTTATTGGTGTAATAGCGTTCATGCATTTATGGGTAGGCGCAGCAAACCAAAATTACAACCGTTTAGAATACATTAGAAAGAATGATCCATTTTATGTTAAGTCTAATTGAAAATATGTTTGATGATACGGAATTTGATGTTTTACAGAATAGTGAAATTGTTGGTTCAGTGAAATTTATAAACGGAAGATATTTCTTATCCGTTAAAATGAAAGGAAGTAAATATTCAAGCAGAAGCACACACAAAACATTAGAAGCTGCTTTCAATACTGCAGTGGAATTATTAGAGAAATAAAAAATGGTGACTAAAAATAGCCACCATACTCAAAATTCAAATAAATTATACCATAAAAATACACAAAATCAAGAGTTGGGAATTTTATAGAAAGGGGTTGCTTGGATGAATCTATTGAAACAAATTTTAGCGTTCAATCAGCGTCAAATGTCAAATCCATTGTCTGCAGGGCAATTCATTTTATGGCATGCATTATTAAATGTCCATAATGATTGCGGAAAGCAAGAATGGTTTACAGTAGCTAATTTGCGCTTGGAATTGTTCACCGGATTATCACGACAAGGGATTGATAAAGCAAGAAACACATTAAAGCAATTGGGTTTTATTGAATACAAATCCAACGGAACAAAAGCAACTGCTTACAAAATTAATCTTTTATATAACGATAGTTTACAACCTAGTTTACAAGTTAGTTTACAAGATAGCAGTCAAGCAGTTGACAAAGAAGTTGCGGAACAGTTGCCAAAAGAGTTGCCAAACGGTTGGCAAAACAGTGGAACATTAAATAAAGAAAAGGAAAGTAAATTAAAGGAAAGTAAATCTAATAATATATCCGCAAAATTGCTAGAAAATCAATTCAATGTTTTGTGGGATATTTATCCAAGGAAAGAAAGAAAGAACGATGCATTTAAGGCTTATTCAAAAGCTATTAAAAAAGGAGTTGAACACACTACAATTCAGAATGGCTTAAAATCATACATCGAATATGTGAAAGCTAATCAGACTGAAACTAAATATATTAAGCAAGGTGGAACATGGTTCAATCAAGAGTGTTGGAATGATGAATACACAATAGATTCTAATCCAAAAACTAATTATTCAAATTATCCAACCAAACCTAAAGGCTATGTTGAACCACTGCCGGATTGGGTATTTAGACAACAGAATGAAGAACGAGCACAAAGGGGTGTTAATTGATGGAAACATCGATGGAAAAAGAACTAAGGGTTTACAAAGAAAATCCGGAACGCTACACATCTATCATCAAAGCCATTTCTGAATTGAAAACAACTGGTGATAAAGAAGCTTATTTGAGCAATAAAAGAAAATTGATTACAGGAAAAATGACTGAAGAAGAATACAATAAAAACTTTGGTTAAGGTTGAGTAAAGGGGAAAACAAATGTTTGTAATTAAGCATAACGGAATGTACTTTACAGGGTTTAAATATTATTTATCCATGGAAGGTTACTTAGATAAAAAGCATCCAAAGGAAACTTTGAAATTTTGTAAGAATCAACATCAAGCGATGGAATTTACATCGTATGAGAAAGCACATGAGTTTAAACATAAAAACAACGTGTTAGGAACAATCACATTAATTCAAGCAGCACCCAAACTGTTTGAACCAATCAAACCGGATGCAAGTTTGGAGTTTGTGGAAGTAAACGATTATAACACACAATTATTAATTGCACGCGATGAAATAGAAAAGATGATTGGAACATCATCTAACAACTTCTACCACATGCAGAAAGACATTTTAAAAGTAAAGGTTAGCACGTTGAATAAGTTTTTAAACAATCCATACAAATTATTTCCAAGCACTAGAAAGAAGATTACAGACAATTTAAAAGCATATTTTAAAGGAGTTAAGATGGCATGAATTTAAATGATCCAATTAATCAAAAGAGAATTGAAGTTGGTATAAAGATGGATTTACAAGAAAACGCACGAATTAAAGAAGCAGTAAACAAACCAAGTCACTATGTTGGAAGCAAAGGATTAGAAGTTAAAGAAGTTCTTGAAAACTTTGTTAAAAACAAAAGCGGTATGGAAGCGCATCGGTGGTGTAGCGCGGTTGAATATTTATTACGATATGCAGAAAAAAACGGTGTGGAAGATTTAAAGAAAGCTAGAAAAAATATCGATTGGTTGATTGAAGAAGGGGGATATTAAATGACACTAACTGTATTGCTTAAAGATGAAATGAAATATATTTTCTACGGTATAAGGGAATACGGTATTGCATATGGAAAATACCTTAAATTTACTTATGTAGGAGAAAAGGACGCTTGGAGATTTAGAGATCAAAAAGAAGCACATGAAGGATGCTTTATGTTAGATGCAATTGATGGTTATTACATTAATAGATAAGAAGGTGATTAAATGTTCATAATAGATTTTATAATCAAACACCCTCTTTGCTTTGACTTAATATTAATAAGTATCGGTATAATTGCTTTTCTTTGGTGTGCGCTAGATTTATACAAATTAAAACGTGAAGGCACACCTTATGAACGAGCGTTGAAGCAAATAGAACAAGAAAGAAAAGAAAATATCAAAAGGCAAATAAATCGGAACTTAGCAGCTAGGAAAAGAAAGGATGCAATACACGATTTAATCGGGTATTTCGATTTTAGAGATATTAAAGTTGATGTAGATAGCGATAAATTTTACGTGGTTATAAAAATACACAAAGGCGCATTGGTGGAAAGGGAGGTTAAGTAATGGAAAGATACGCATACATGAATTGTCAATCGGAACTGTATATCAAAGATGAACAGATAGAAACAGACAGACCGTGTCCAATGTGTGGAGAGTGTGACGAGTACCTAGGCTGCTTTGAAACAACTGCGGAACTAGCAATGTTGATGTGGTTGAATAAATTTTCAGGTCAATACATTTTAGAAAAAACGGGATATGTAATTACGTTTACAAAAAAACATGATGTTGGATTGGATAAGGTGGAGGATTCAAATGGAAACAGTAACAATCAATGACACTAAAAATGAAGAATGGTATATAGAAACAGAAACTTATTTTGTAGCCCCTATGTGCGATTTAAGACAGGAATGGAACTCTTATCATCCAACCGATAGAAATATGTATTATATACCAAGAATAGAAGTGCAAAAAGTAGATGCAAGTGATGTACTAGAGTGGATTTATGACAGAATGGCCGATGATGGTTATGAAAACATGGCAGAAATGTTATGGGACGACACAACAGACGATTTCAAACAACGACTTCAAGAAGTGCTTGATGAAATTTCAAAATTTCGCGCTGCTGAAGTATATTATCCGGATAAATATATAGATCCTAATGTGGATTTGGAGGATGATTAAATGATGTTTATATCAGACATTGTTGGGTTGGTAGAAGATATATTAAAAGAGGGATGCACAGAAGAACGATTGCAAGAAGTAAGGGAAATCTTTCAACTTGAAAAACTAGAATTTAAGACGGAAGAAGAACAAAAAGCCTTTTTCCAAGGAATGAAGCTTGGATTGTTAGTGGATGATTATTCCATTGATTATTTAGTGGATTTGTAAAAGGAGAATAAGAATGACGGAACAACATGAAAAAATGGCAAAAGAAATATCAAATGCACTAAATCAATTTAGTGAAAACGTAAATAAAATATTGGGAGAAATGTTCAGTTTAGAAAGCAAAGCAAAAAATAAAAAATACTGGGACATGGATTGCCCGTATCAATATGGGGATTACTACTGGTTTATTTCTGATGATGGAATAGTGGTTAGATCTAACTGGTTTTGCCATAAAGCTGATATGAACAGATTTTACAGTGGAAATACCTTTTCAACAAAACAATCAGCCGAACTAGAAGCAGAACGCAGAAGATTACTCACACTATTTAATGCATTTCGTGATGAGTGCAACGATGGATGGAAACCCGATTTCACTATTCATAACAATAAATACTTTATAGAAAAAAGGAGTGGCAAAGCAGACGTTAATTATGTTTGTACGGTTAACGCATTCATACTTTTCGGCTACTTTAAAAATTATGAAGATGCCCAACGTGCTATTGAATTGTTTGGTGATGAAATTAAAAAATTATTTATTGATTGTGAGTGTGACTAGATGACGGAAATTGATGTAGATAAGGCTATTGATTTGAAACTTGAAGGCTACTCATGGGCGGAAGTTGCGCAAAGGATGGGTTTTAACGATTTACAAGCAATTGAAAGAATCCGGATTAGATGTAGAAGGCATCCAAGATATCCGGAAATTCAACAAGCACATTCCGGCACTAAAGAAAATGAAACTAGATATCAAAAGAAGGATATCAAAGCGGATGGTTCAATTGGTTCAGAAATCAAAATTGGAAGAAAGAATAAGAAAGTATTCACGGATGAAGAACTTCTAAGATTACACGGGTTTGATCCAAAGATTTTTAAATTAAAATCTATCACATCCAACGAATGGACTACACCTATTTCCGGCTCAACTTACTACAATTACCAATCTAAGATTGTAGCGGTTAGAAAAGAACCGGAAATCACTGCAGAAGATATTGAAAGAGTACTAAGCAAGTTAAAACCACGAAAAATCGAGTTGTCGTGTGAAGAAATTCCGGAAGAATATCTATTGATTCCGTTATCAGATATGCACTTTGGTTTAAATTCTAAATATGACTATGCTGCATTACAACGTGAAATCGCAGATAGGATATTGAACAGATATGAAGAAATTCTAATCACATTGCACGGTGATTATTTTCATGTGGATAATCTGTTAAATACGACTGAAAAAGGAACGCGTATTGATGAAGTTGATTTTGATGCAAGCATTGAAGATGGATTTAATTTCATCATGCCACTACTAGATTTAGCATTAGAAAACAGTAGAAAGGTGACGTTGGTTTATTTAAAGGGAAACCACGCACCTTCCACAGATTTTGTATTCGTTAAAGCGTTGCAAAAGTTATATACACAAATCAAATTTGATTTGAAATTTAACGAATATAAACATGCTAGATTGGGGCCACATTCAATCTTTTTGCACCATGGAGACAAGATTAAAAATCCAGAAAAGTTGCATCAAGTGATTACTGCGAAATTTAGCAAAGAATGGGGAGAGAGCCAATCACGGTATTTAATTACAGGGCATTTCCATCATGAGAAATCACTATCATTTGCAGGATTGACATGGTATCAATTGCAGAGCCCAAGCAAGCCATCTAGCTATGATAGTACTTTTGGATATGACATTAGTGAATCCGGGCAAATGTTGTTTGAGTTCACGAAACACAAACGTAGTGCAATCTATTTTGTATAGATGAAAGGGGAATTTAAAATGGAGAAAAAACAATATAACGGTTGTGGATTAAGTTTTGTAGCAGTTCTAAGCTTAAGTTTAATTTTACTTATTTTGAAGTTGATGGGAGTTCCTTTGAAATGGATTGTGGTGGCAGCGCCGTTAACAGGCTCAATTATGATTTTCTTAATCTTGCTATTCTTATCAGCAGTAGCACAATTATTTTTACAAGCAGTAGAAAAAATGCGGGGGTAACATGAAAGTAACAGTATATAGTAAACCGTCTTGCATTCAATGTGAGATGACTAAGATGTATTTAGATCAGCATAAAATTAAATTTGAAACAGTTGATGTATTTGAAACTGAAGGGGCATTAGAGAAAATTAAATCATACGGATTTCAAGGTATGCCAGTAGTAGTCCTTGATGATAACTTTGAAAATGCATGGGTAGGCTACAATCCGGATAGATTGGAAGAATTAGAAAAGGGGAATAAATATGATTAACAATGTATGTTTAGTAGGAAGATTAACTAGATCAGTAGATTTAAGATATACGCCAAACGGAACTGCTTTTGGTTCATTCTCATTAGCAATTGATAGAACATATAAAAATCAAGCAGGAGAAAAGGAAACAGATTTCATTAATTGTGTGATTTGGAGAAAGTCAGCAGTGAATCTTTCAAACTTTACTAAGAAAGGCTCATTATTAGGAGTTGAAGGAAGATTACAAACAAGAAATTATGAAAATCACGAAGGAAAAAAAGTATATATAACAGAAGTGATAGTAGAAAACTTTTCATTACTAGAATCCAAAGCAACAACAGAAGCTAGAGACACTCAAGCACAAGAGACAACAAATATTCCGGAAACAATTGAATTCAGCGAGGACGACTTACCGTTTTAAGGGGGAGTTAAATGAAGCGAGATGAAAAAGCAACGATTGAAGCAGCAACCACAATACTTGAGCAGTACAAGACATTAAAAGCCATAGCTGGAGAAAAATACGTTAGTAAGATTACACCAACGTATTCATTTGAGCCACGATGCTATACAGGAGTTATTCGAAATCCACTTGAAGACCATATGACTAGACAAGAGGAAGCACTAGAACTTATTGACAAGGTTGATAGTGCAATAAATAAAATTCTTGATCCATACCTTAGACAAGTTTTGATTGAAAGGTATATCAAAAACAACATTAGTAATATCGCGATATACATGGATTTAGGATATTCATCTACAGAGTTCTATAGATTGCTCGATAGAGCTAAACTTCATTTTGCAGAGTATTATAATAATGGCTCTACTTTAAGATATAGAAAAGGAAAAGAAATTGTTGGTATAAATGATTTGATTGATTATTTGGGACAATTATGAAAGTAAGTTGTGATTTTAAAAGAGTTGCAATGAGTTATAATGTTATTGTAGAAAAAGTGGATAGAGACACAAAACAGCTTGATTGCGGAAACAACAAGCAAAGCCAGTCCTGAAAAAGGTGTATACAAGTTAATAGCGTGGACGACTATTAACAAGTGTGTCGTGTAGGACGTAAGGAAGGTTCGATTCCTTCCACGACAATTCCCTTAAAATACCCAACCTAACTGTCAGAGCGTACATGTTTGTACGCTCTTTCTTTATGGAGAGAGGAGAGAGACATGAATTATGTAGAACCGATTAGAGATAAAGATGATATTCAAGCCATGAAAGACTACTTAAGAGAATGGAACGAAAGAAACTACATGCTGTTTCTCTTGGGTATCAATTCAGGGTTAAGAATAAGCGACATTATAAATTTAAGAGTCAAGGATGTTCAAGGCTGGTACATTAAAACCAAAGAACTAAAAACAGGTAAACCTTTAAAACGGAAGATGACACCAGTATTAAAGAAAGAACTTCGAGAGTATGTGAAAGGCAAACCGTTACATCATTATCTTTTCCAAAGCAGAAACGGAAAGAACCAACACATTAGTAGATGTACTGCTTATCTGATCATTAAGGTTGCAGCAGACGAATGCGGAATTGATAACGTAGGAACTCACACAATGAGAAAAACATTTGGCTATCACCAATACAAAAAGAACAAAGATGTAGCTACACTGATGGAACTATTTAATCATTCAAGTCCAGCGATTACATTGAAATATATTGGGATTAGACAAGATCAACAAGATAAAGTAATGACTAATTTTGGTTTATAACATCCAACTAAACATAATGAGAAAAGTGTTAGTTCATTTTTAGAAACAAGAAAAAAGATTATTGTATCAAGTAAAAAATCAGAATTGCGAATTAAACAGAATATAAGATATGTTTAGTTCAAAGGGAATAAATCCTAGAAGGGAGGTAGGAGATGGTTAGAAAAACATTGAATACATCTCGATGGAAAAGGTTGAGAAATTATGTGATGGCTCGTGATGGTTATCGATGTCAAGAGTCACTAAGATACGGACAATCAGTTCCAGCAGAAATGGTTCATCACATATATCCTGTGAGAGAATATCCGGAACTAGAATTCGTAGCTTGGAATCTTGTAGCACTATCGAACATCCAACACAATAAGATGCACAATCGTAATACGGACGAAATCACAAAAAAAGGAAAAGAGTGGCAAAAGAGAAAAAAACGAGAATTTGAAAAATTTTATTCATCCCCGCCACCTCTTCGATAAAAATTTTTTGAGCTTCGGAAACCGAGGAAAGGAACTTTTTCCAACCGCGCGGTAAATTTGAAAAAAGGGGATAAAATCTAGGCTGTATCGGGAAGGAGGACGACTTTTGGCAAGGCCAATTACAAAGAAAACAATTGAAAAAGCAACAGAAAAGAAAATGAAAAGTTTAGGTACTTATCGCAAAGAGTATGCGGACTTAATTAGTATTTATGCTGGCTTGTTATTTCAGTATATGAAGTATGAAAAAGAGCACGCTGAACGTGATTACGAAGTGGCAGAAATATATGTGAACAAGGCTGGAGCTGAAAATTACAGAAAAATCCCTCTTGTTAATGTTATGGAGACTCTAAGACGTGACATTTTAACATACTCAGACAGATTAATGCTGAATCCAAAATCGTTAGGAGAGATTATAGCTCAAGATTCTGATTCGTCCATTATTGATATTATGAACAAACTCGGTGGTAAGCGATGAATCCATACGTTCAGAGAGCTATCAATTATGCGAATGATGTCATTGATGGAAAAATAGATTCCTGTGAAGAAAAGATACTTGAAGCAAAACGATTTTTAAGAGATTTAGAAAATCCAAAATTCTATCTAAACGAGGATGACATTAATGTTGCCGTTAACTTCATCGAAAACGTAATAGTTCATTATCAAGGCGAAGACGTTAGTGCAGTAAGCCTGCGTAACGCTCCAATGAAATTACAAGAATGGCAAATGTTCGTTGTTGTTAATCTTATTGGATTTTACAAGACAGGGACTGTAGAAACTAGATTTAAAGAATCGTTAGTTTTTATCCCTCGAAAACAAGGGAAGACAGCTTTCACAGCTTCACTTGCTCTATGTAGATCACTAATGGAACGTAAGAGTTCGTCTAAGTGCTACATCGTAGCAGCAGGAATTAGACAATCGCTAGAAGCGTTTGGGTTTATGAGATTTAATGTAGACCGTTGGCATGATAAACATATCAGTATTAAAGATAATAATTCAGAGCATTCCATTACTGGCGAGTTTGGTAAGGAAGGCTCTTTCTTTGTACAAGCACTTGCAAACGATGAATCTCGATTAGATGCATTGAATGGGAATTTCATCATATTAGATGAGGCACACACAATGCGTAGTTCTAAGAAGTACGGGAAGATGAAGAAGACATTAAGCGCTTATCGAAATAAGCTGTTATTCATCATTAGCACCGCAGGAGATATTCCGAACGGGTTCTTAGCTAACCGTTTGAAATACTGTAAGAAAGTATTGGAGCAAAGCATTGAGAATGACGAGTTATTTATTTTTATTTGTAAAGCTAATGAAGATAAAGACGGAATGCCAATTGATTATATGTCAGACAAAACATTAAGAATGGCTAATCCATCATGTGGCGTGACAGTGACTATTGAAGAATTAAGAGCTGAAGCTGAGATGGCGCTTAATGATCCACAAACGCGAATGGAATTCTTCAACACAACATTGAACGTGTTTACTAACTCGATGAATACTTATTTCAATGTAGATGAGTTCATCGCAAGTGATGAGCAGTTCAATTGGACAATTGAAGAATTGGCTAAATTGCCTATTAAGTGGTATGGCGGTGCTGACTTATCGAAAATGCATGACTTAACTGCATCAGCACTTGTTGGTGAATATGAGTTTGAAGGAAAGAAAATTGATATCGCAATAACACACGCATTCTTTCCAATTGCGTCTGCAAAAGAAAAAGCGGAAGACGATGGAATTCCATTGTTTGGATGGAAGGATGACGGATGGTTAACGATGAGTAATACGAAGACTGTCCTGTATGACGATGTCGTTAAATGGTTCATTCAAATGAGGCAGCTTGGATTTAATATTCGAAGTATCGGCTTTGATAGAAAGTTTGGTAGAGAATTCGTTAGCAAGATGAAGAAGAACAAATTTAGAATGGTTGACCAACCACAGTATTTTTGGAAAAAATCAGAAGGCTTTAGACGAATTGAAATGAAAGTAAAAAACAAGGAATTCTATTATGCGCATAGTGAGGCGTTTGAATATTGCGTTGGAAATGTTCGTGCGATTGAAAAAACGGACGACATGATTCAATACGAAAAGGCCGATGGTGACGGTGGAACACAGCGTATTGATATTTTCGATGCGACTGTTTTCGCAACTGTACAAATGCTACAAGAAATTGATAGCAAAGCAAATCGTGCAAAAGATTTCTTTGGTTTGAAGGGAGATTAAAATGGGATTATTCGATTTTTGGAATAAAAGAAATAAAAATGTATTGCCACAAGTAGGCTTTATGTCGCCATTTGAATGGCAGAATTTAATATCGCAAGATGATACTTATATCCCTCTAAACAAGCATCCTGATGTTGTGATTGCTGTTGATAAGATTGCGGATTTAGTATCTAACATGACCATTCATTTGATGGAAAATTCAGATAAAGGAGATGTCAGAGTTCGAGATGAATTATCTCGAAAGATTGATATTAATCCGTATAAGTACATGACTAGAAAAACATGGGTTTCTAGGATTGTAAGAGATTTGTTATTAAACGGTGATGGAAATGCAGTGGTTCACGTTAAGCTGATTAGTGGAACAGATTTCATTGGAGATTTAATGCCGTTGAATATGCGTAGCGTTGAGTTCATTGATGAAGAAGACGGAGGATATTACATACGGTACGGTTCTGTAAGATTAAATCCTGACGAAGTAGTACACTTCACAATTAATCCAGATGAACAGAGACCACACATCGGGACAGGCTACAAAGCACTTCTTAGAGACGTAGTTAAGAATCTTACGCAGGCGAATAAAACGAAGAATAGTTTTATGCGAAATAAAAATATTCCTAGTGTAATAGTGAGTGTCAATGGGGATGCCGATGGATTAACGAATCAACAAGGCCGTGAAGCCATAATGAATAGTTATCTAAAAACTACAAATGCTGGAGAACCGTGGATTATTCCAGCGGAGATGATGAGAGTTGACCAAGTTAAACCATTGACTCTAAAAGACATCGCGATTAATGAATCTGTTGAAATTGATAAAAAGACAATTGCTGGCCTATTTGGAGTGCCGGCTTTTTATTTAGGCGTGGGAGAGTTTGATAAAGAAGAATACAACACGTTTATTAACACGAGAATTCTATCAATTGCCGAAATAATTGCACAGACGTTAACAAGAGACTTGTTAATCAGTCCTAAAAGATATTTCAAGTTCAATCCAAGATCGTTATATTCGTACAACATTACTGAATTAGTATCGGCAGGAAGTCAGATGGTTCAGTTAGCTGCGATGAGAAGAAATGAACTTCGAGATTGGATTGGATTAGTTCCAGATCCTGAAATGGAAGACATTATTGTTTTAGAAAATTATCTACATCAAGATGATTTAGATAAACAAAAAAAATTGAAAGGTGGTGAGAATGATGAATAAACGAGAAAGCTATCTCACTACTCAATTTAAAACACGTAGTGATGAAAGTGGGAAAAAATTCATTGAGGGATATTTTATCAAGTACGGTGTAGAAACTGAACTTTGGGACGGATTCTTTGAAATGATTGAAAAGGAGGCAGTCGATAAAGCGCTAGAGCGTAATCCGGATGTTAGAGCTCTATTTAATCATGATACGAATATTTGTTTAGGGCGAACTGGAAATGGAATCCTAAAATTAAAATCCGATAACATTGGACTGTTTGGCGAATGCGAAATTAACAACGCAGATCCAGACGCAATCGGCGCTCATGCAAGAATTGATAGACAGGATGTAAATGGTTGTAGCTTTGGATTTATTGAATTAGCTTTTGAAATTGTCGAAAGAGACGATGGAACAGTATTAAAAATTGTTAAAGATATGGAACTACTGGAAGTTAGCCCTTGTACATTCCCAGCGTACCCTCAAACGGAAATCTCAGCTAGAAAACAAGGATATGAAGAATTTAAAAAAGAAGCATTAAATGCTAGAAAAAAATTATTAAAGGAGAAGTTAAATAGATGAAGAATAAAGGATTATTAATCAAAGCTAAATTATCAATGCGAAACAAATCGCTAGAAAAAATTAACGCTGAATTAGAAGAACTAAATAAACGTTCAGAAGAAACAGAAACAGCTATTGAAGCTGCAGAAAATGATGAAGATCTAAAGGCTGTTGAAGAACAAATTGAAGAACTTCAAACAGAATTATCTGCTAAGAAAGAAGAAAAAGAAAATTTAGAAAAAGAAATCTCTGATTTAGAAGCTGAATTAAAAGAATTAGAAGATAAGGAACCCGCTAAGGAGGAAGAAAGAAATATGAATAAAAATGAAAAAATTCAAAAACGTGAAGCATTAAACGCATTCATTCGTTCAAAAGGACAAACACGCGAGGGATTAAAAATCGTAGACGGTGGAGCAGTAGTGCCAGTTGAAACAACGGAACTAGTTAAGAAACCAGATATTAACATTGATTTAACTAAATTAGTAAAAGTAGTTAAAGTGAAAACTGGTTCAGGTAAAACACCTATCGCAAGCAAATCAAAAGGTAAAATGGTTAAAACTTCAGAGTTAGAAAAGAACCCAGAATTAGCAAAACCTAAATTTATTGATGTGGCATGGACAATTGATACTTTCCGTGGTCAATTAGGAGTATCTCAAGAAATGATTGACGATGCAACTTACGATATTATGGAGTTTATCGAAGAAGATGTTTACACACAAGATATCAATACTAAAAATTATGAAATTGCGTCAATTCTCAAAACAGCTAAAGCGGAAAGTGCTTCTGGATTAGATGGATTAAAAGATGTAATTAATAAAAAAATTCCATCTGTTTACAATGTATCTTTAATTGTAACAGATTCAATGTTTGCAGCTTTAGATAAAGTGAAGGATAAACAAGGACGTTATATGCTTCAAGAAGATGTAACATCTCCAACAGGATATAAGTTCAAAGGTAAAGTAATTTATACATTACCTGATGAAATGTTAGGTAATGAAGGGGAATTAAAAGGATTCATTGGAGACCCTAAAGCATTTGTAACATTATTCGACAGAAAACAAACTACTGTACGTTGGGTTGCAAACGAAATTTACGGCGAAATTTTAGGAATCTTCTCACGCTTTGATACTCAAAAAGCGGACACAGACGCTGGTGTATTCGTAACATACACTGACGCTGTGTAGGAGTAGACTATGACGTACGAAGTAATTCGTGCATTTGCTGATATGGCCGACTGCTCGGAAGAATTTCCGAACGGTCGGTTTTATCGTGTCGGAGACATATATCCAGCTCGGGGCAAGGTAAGCAAAGCGCGATTATCAGAATTGTTAACTATGGATAATACAGCTGGAGTTATTTTCATCAAACAGATAGAAGGAGATGATAATAATGGAACAGAGAGAGATACTAGCTCTTTTGAAAGCTAAACTAGGAATTAGCGGAACATTTAGAGATGAGTATTTAAATCATTTGATTTTATCTGTGCAGGATGAAATTAAAAAACAAAAAAAGATAAAACTTGATACTAATCGATATGATCACATGGATTTTTTAATCGATTATGCAGCGTTTCGATATGACAATCGCGATAATAATATTCTTATGCCGAAACATTTACAATATCGACTTCATAATCTACTACTAGAAAATTTAAGGAGTGATGTGAATGTGGAATAAGGAGATTGTTTTAATCAAAAAGAGAATTAATGGAACGGATGAAATCGGGAATCCAATCGTTGAATTGATTAAACGAAAGATTCTTGCGACTGAAAAAAGCGTAACAAATGCAATGCTGTTCTATGGCGCTCAATTCGGATATAAGCCAGTATTCGTAGTTCAAGTTCGATGGTTTGAGTATGAACACGAATCGTTCTTAGAATGCGATGGCATCAAGTATGTCATCCGAAGATCATTCAAGCCAGAAAATGGAGAATTCACTGAGCTGCAATGTGAAGAATTGGTTGGAGAGAAGTATGAGCTTTAATCTCGAATCGGAAATTGCAAAAGCTTTATCAAATTTCAATGAAGAAGTCGCTCGAGAAATAGGAGATATCGTTGATGATTTAGCAGACGATACCGTTTCTAAATTAAGAGGAGCATCTCCAAGACGTACTGGAGACTATGGTGATGACTGGGATAGTAAATTGAATAAACGTGGAGAACGGATTATTTATCAACCAAAAGAATATCGCAAGGCACACTTACTTGAATTTGGACACGCAAGACGAAATGGAGGACGAGATGTCGAAGCTCGTCCACACATTAAAGAAATCGAAAACGAAGTGATTAAAAAATTTGAATCTGAAATAAGAAGGAGGTTAGGAAGCTAAATGATGACACTACAGGAACTATATACACAGCTTAAAACTCTACAACTGCCTGTTCAATATTATACGTTTCAGGAAGGACAAGCTCCTACACTGCCTTATATTATCTATTTCAATCCGTCTGAGCAACATGCTAACGCAGATAATTTCACTTGGCACATAAGTAAAGATGTGATTGTAGAAGTCTATTCAGAATTTAAAGATTTATCATTAGAAGATAAAATGAAACAATTATTCGACACAAACAAGTTAACGTATACATTCCAGGAAACTTATTTAAAAGATGAAAGAATGTATATGCTAGCATATCAAATTACACTATAAGGAGAGATATATAAATGGGTGCAGAACAAACACAAACACCAACAAAAATTGAAAATACGATCACATTTGGTTTAGAAAATGTTCACTGGGGTAAAGTTACTAAAAGCCCTACTGGAACAATTACTTATACTAAGCCTGAAAAAATGTCTGGAGCTGTGGATATGGAATTAAATCCAGTCAGTACAGAAATTAAATTAAAAGCTGATAACATCGACTATTATGTATCTGAGTCTAACGAAGGATACACAGGAAAAATGACGTTCTATAACGTTACAGAATCGTTCGCAGAATATGTTAATGGATTAGAAAATAAAGGGGATTTAACTGTAGAAAAGAGCACATCTCAAAGTAATCCAATTTCACTGCTATTCCAAATGGAAGGGGATAAACACGCGACACGCTTCTGCTTACCTCAAGTGGTTGTTAAACGTCCTAAATTTAGCACTAAGACCAAGAATGGTGCTGATGTTAATACAGTAGAACTAGAATTCACAGCAAGCCCTCGTTCTACGGATAAAGCTATTCGTTATAAGACAAACTTGAATACTTCTGACGAAGTTTACAACAAGTTCTTTGATGAAGTTAAACAAGCATTAAACTAAGGAGATCATAATGAAGAAAACTATTGAAGTTGGAGAAAAGCAAATTACGCTAGAGAGTAATGCATTTACTCCTCTGGCGTATAAGAAACAATTTAACAAAGATTTCTTTCAAGAATTATTTGCACTAGCACGAATTTTCAAAGGCAAAAAAGAATTTTCTATGGAAAATCTATCAGAAGATTCTGTTCAAGCGTTCGATACAGAATTGTTTTATCGCTTCTTTTGGATTTTTGCTTTCACTGCAAATTCACAGATTCCAAACTTTTTAGAATTCTACAACGAATATTCAGATTTAACATTTGAAAGTATCGTTACAAGCATCGTTGCTTTAATTGAAGCATCGTTTGTGACTAAAAAAAAGTAGATTCGAGCGAGGACGCTAGTGAAGAGACATTCACAGTTGAATCGTTCATTCTGTGTTGTAAGGAAAGCGGACTTTCGATTGATGAACTAAAGTATTTAACAGTCGGAGGAGCATTAGACTTCCAAACTGATTATGTTGATCTTCATTCTCAATCGAAGAATAAAAAGAAAACGCGAAAAGCGACACAGGAAGATATTGATAATTTCTAGGCTACTGGTTTCAGTAGCCTTTTTAATTTAGAGAGGGGTGAAAAAATGGCTGGAAACATCAAAGGTATTACAATCGAATTGCAAGGAAATATTCAACCACTTGAGCAAGCTTTGAAAAAAGCGAATACGGTAGCTAAGAGTACAGCTAGCGAGATGAGGCAAGTGGATAAGGCTTTGAAATTTAATCCTGCCAGTATCGAATTAATCACTCAGAAACAAACGCTTTTAACTAAGCAAATTGAAAATACAAAAGAAAAATTAACGACTTTAAAGAATGCTCAAGCCGAAGTTGAAGAACAGTTTAAGGCTGGCAAAATCGGTGAAGAAAACTATCGAGCGTTCAAACGTGAGATTGAGACTACTGAGAGTACGTTAACGCATTACAAGACGCAGTTAACTAATCTGAACAAGGAACAAGAGAATCTCGGAAAATCCACAGAAAGATTATCTCGATTCTTCACAGCTACTGGAAAAGATGTTGAAGCGTATAGACACGTTCTAGGCGATAAGCTGACGGATTCTATCAAAAATGGTAAAGCCTCGAGTAAGGACATGGAACGCGCATTAGAATTGATGGCTAAAGAAGCATCGAATGGAAAGGCTAATATTAACGAGTTAAGAGATGCTCTCGATAAACTTGATGACGGTGGAAGCATCCAGAATGTTAAGAAGGAACTTGAATCAGTAGGAGATGCATCTAAGGGTGCAACTGATAAAACAAATAAATTACTTACTCAAAGCAATCTTCAACAAGCTTCTCAAGTTGCTTCTCAAGCTGGACAATCCATGGTTGAGTTTGGAAGAAGCACTCAAGAAGCGTTCAAGAATGTAGACGCTGGATTTGATATTATCATTACCAAGACAGGTACAACCACAGACGAAGCATTAGAGGGGTTTAAAAAAATCTATGATCAATTATCTGTTGATTTACCTGTGGATTCGTTTGAGAAAGTCGGTTCCGCGATTGGTGAAGTAAACACGCAATTCGAATTGAATGGAGAAGCGTTGAAAGACGCTTCGAAAAGTATTATCCAATTCTCTGAAATTAACGGAACAGATATTACTAACAGCACGATTAACGCAAAGAAGACTATTGAAGCTTACGGGTTATCAGTTACAGATTTAACTTCAGTATTAGATACGATGTCTTATGTTAGCCAAACGACTGGAGTTTCTACTGATGAATTATTCTCTAAGGTTGTCGCTGGAGCTCCTCAAATCACTGAACTTGGATTGTCATTTGATGAAGCAACGACATTAATTGGTGGAATGGAACAAGCTGGTGTAGATTCAAGCGCTGCTCTCTCATCAATGAGTAAGGCAGCCGTTGGATATGCTAAGGAAGGTAAGACATTATCTGAGGGATTACAAGAAACGATTGATAAAATCAAAAATGCATCCAGCTCAACTGAAGCGTTAACGGAAGCGGCGAAGGTGTTCGGTACTAAGGGAGCCACTCGAATGGTAGACGCTATCAAGCGTGGCAAGTTTTCGTTAAAAAATTTAGCAGGAACAGCGGAAGACGCTGGAGGGACAGTTGCTCAAACGTTCGAGGCTACTATAGATCCCATTGATAAGCAACAGCAAAAATTTAATGCAGTTCAGTTAGCACTAGCAGAAGTTGGAGCGACTATCGCAGAGGCGATGGAACCAATACTAAATGTGGCAATTCCAGCAATTAAGCAATTAGCTGATTGGTTCCAGAATCTTCCTGAACCAGTGAAACAATTCATTGTTGTTTTAGGTGGGGTGTTAGCAGTAGTTGCTATACTATCGCCAGTCATTGTGGCTCTAGGAATAGCAGTGACTACATTAGGCGCTAGCTTACTTCCGATTATTGCTATTATCGTAGCTGTAGCTGCAGGAATTGCAATAGCGGTGGCTATAGTGACTAATTTCGGCTCAATTGTAGAATGGCTTGAAGGAGTCTTTCCAGGGTTCGGTTCAACTGTTGAATCTGTTTGGAACGGAATTCAATCAGTTATTGAGACTGTAGTAGGAGCCGTATCAGAGTTCATCCAAAACATATTTGGAACATTAGTCTCTTGGTGGGAAGCTAACCACGAACGTATTCAACAAGTAGTTGAGACAGTTTGGAACTTTATCTCAACGATTATTCAAACAGTTCTATCGTTCTTGGCTCCATTTATTCAAGGAATATTTGATGGAATATTAATCTATATTCAAACAGTTTGGACTGTAATTACTACTGTGATTCAAGGCGCACTTGATGTGATTCTAGGAATCGTTCAAGCAGTATTACAAGTACTGACTGGTGACTGGTCGGGAGCATGGGACACATTATCAAATGTTGTATCAACTTATCTTGGCACTATCTCATCTACAATCAGTTCAATAATGGGCGGAATCGCTTCTATCATCTCCGGAATATGGGACGGAATCCTATCAACGACTTCTAGTATTTGGGAAGGAATTAAGGGTGCTATCTCCGGAGCAATTGATGGAGCAAAAAGTGCTGTAGGTTCAGCAATTGAAGCAATCAAAGGATTCTTCAACTTCCAAATTAGCTGGCCACACATTCCGCTTCCTCACTTTTCTATCAGTGGTTCTGCAAATCCATTAGATTGGTTGAGCGGTGGATTGCCAAGCATTGGAATTGAGTGGTACGCAAAAGGCGGTATTATGACTAAGCCGACTATTTTTGGACAAAACGGAAATAATGTGATGATTGGTGGAGAGGCAGGAGACGAAGCAATCCTTCCATTAAACGACCGAACATTATCTGGAATTGGTCGAGGAATAGCAGCTCATTTAGACGGATTCGGAGGAGTGAACGTTAATATCTATCCTCATGAGTTAATAGTAAGAAATGATGAAGATGTACTTCAATTAGCTACTAAACTAGCAGAAGAGATTATTAGAAAGATGAAAATGAAAGAAAGACATGCTGAAAGAGCGAGAGGAGTGGTTCTGTGATTGGATTTGAAATGAGTATTAATCATGTTAAGAATACGGATTTGCCGATTCAAATTGTAGTCGCAGAATATGAGCGTCTCTTCTTCTCTGAAAGCAATAACTCGATTCAAAGACGTGAAAACGGAAGTTCGTATTCTAAGAAAAATTATGAACGAAAAGAACAAGTGAAGACGTTTGAAATTCATATTCATACGACTAAACAAACAGATTTAGATAATTTTAATCGATGGATTATGAAGGAAGATGTGGAGTTTGAGCCGGACACATCATTGAATCGTGTTTATACGGCTTATAAATTTAACGTTACTTCGATTACTAAACACGAAAATATATACATTGTTCAATTACAAGTAACATTCTCGTTTGAAGGATTATCAAAAACAGAGAAGAATGCTACTAGAGGAACGAATACAGGAAAGATTGTATATACGTTTGATAACAGAGGGGTGCTTCCAACAGCGCCTCTTTTTAGTTTCACATCGGGCGGAAATTACAAAATGATTAGCTTCATCCATCCGAGCGGACAATACGTCCAATATGGCCATGAAACTGGGGATGTAGTCATTAAACCAAACGATGTAGTAGAGTTTGATTTTAGAAATCGAACACTGACAATCAACGGGAAAACACACTATGTTAATATGAGCAGTTCATGGTTCAATGTAGACGTTGGGCAAACTGAAATAGCTGTATTAACCGAACCAAATACGGATATTTATTTAGACGCTAAATTCAAGGAGGCTTGGCAATGATCACGTTAACAGATAGAGAATATAACAAGCTTTGCCAGCTTCATTTTGGTTCTAGCGGAGGATTAATTGCATACAACGATTGGTTCGAGCAAGACTTAGATACAGGAATCGGAACTTATGAATTTACTGTAGACAAAACTGGCAATCCTGAAATTGAAAAAATCAATGTAGGTTGCTATTTGATGGTTAAGGACGGTAGCAAGCTACGTTCATTTGAAATCATGAGAATTGAAGAGGATAAGAATTCAAAAACAATCTATGCGGAAGACGCTGGATTGGACTTGTTGGGAGAACAAGTTCCTCCTTACAAAGCTGATAAAAGTTATCCAATCACTCACTACATTGAAGAATTCACCTTCGATTCCGGATGGGAGGTTGGAACCAATGAAATTCCTTCAACAACAACAAGAAAATTAGAGTGGCAAGGAACAGAAACAGCTACTAAAAGATTATTACAGCTTGTTAAACGTTTCGGCGCTGAAATCTCATACGATTTTGAGTTTTTAAACGATAAAATCTATAGGAAGTTAATTCATATTCATAAGCGAATTGGTGAAGATAAAAAAGTAAGATTAGAGGTTGGAAGAGAAGCGTCAAATGTTAAACGAACAATTTCTATTGAAAACCTAGCGACTACGATTGTTGCTACTGGAGCTGATGGGATTACATTGGCAGGAGCTGAATACAACGAAGGGAATATTCGGTCTACGAAAAATTCGATTTATTTAATCGATTATGACGCGGTAGCAAGATGGAAACGAGCTGGATACGCTCCTGCGGGTGGAGGAATTGTTAAGCGTTATGAAAGTGAAGCTAAGAATCCTCAAACTTTAATGGTTGAAGCTGTAATTAAGTTAAAACAATGGAATCATCCAGAAGTTACTTACGATGTTCCAATCAATATTCTTCCTAGAGAAGTGAATATTGGAGATACAGTGGTCATTGTTGATCATCATTATGAGCCTGCTCTGATTGTATCAGGAAGAGTATCAAGCATTAAGAAATCTCTTGCTACTAGAGAGAACGGCGAAATTAAAATTACGAATATCGAATCCAGAGAGGATACGATCAGTGAGAAAGTTAGACGTTTAAGCACGTTGGTGCAAGAACGTCTTTTTGATTTCACAAGCGTTCCATTCGTTATGACAATTCAGTCGACCGACGGAGTGGTGTTCCAAAATAGTAATATCGCTACTAAATTAATTGCTAACGTAAGCAAGATGGACATTCAAATGAACAGTCGATTCACATATCGTTGGAAACGAGTAAGTAAATATGGAACGGATGACACAGCATGGAATGAGCAGCACGCAAATGGCAGCAATGAATTATCTGTGACTGTCAGTGATGTTGATAGAGAAGCCACATTTATTTGTGAGGCCATTGAAGCTAATCAAGTCGTTGCGAGTAATTCAATCGTTATCAAAGATTTCATCGTTAATAAGTCAATAGGACCAACTCCTCCAACCAATCCAAGCGTTGGAGATTTGTGGACTGACACGAGCACTCCTGGTAAGGATGTGCCAAAGATTTACACGAATGGTAAATGGGAACCTGTATTAAATAAGGATGACAAAGAACTGGAACGACTTCAAAAAGAATTTGAAGAGCGTAACAGAGAGCACGCTGATCAATTCGCTAATGTCATGGAAATCATCAATAAGTCTCAAGTCACAGAAGATACACTTAGAGATTTGACGGGTAAATTTAGTAACTTGGAAGAGTCTTATAAGCGCATCCAAGAAACTGCAGAAGAGATTAAAGGACTTGGTCAAAGAACCAAAGCAGTAGAGCTTAATATGGAACAATCAAGCGTTCTATTAAATGCTATCTCAACATATTTCAATGTATCTGAAGACGGCTTGCTTATCGGAAAAAATGGTGAAAAACTACAAACTCGATACACAAACGAGCGCATGGAATTTATCGATTCTGGACGTGTCGTAGCGTATGTATCTGGCCAACAGATGAACATCGTCAGCGCGACATTTTGGAATTCCGTTACTATCGCTAATCATATTTTTGAGCGGTTCGATAACGAGTTCACAATCATTTCTTATGTAGGAGGTGCTGTAAATGGCTAATTTTTCTAAAACAACTAGCAATGGATATGTGCGTTTAGTCTTCCAAGTGACAGAAGCAAGCACGAGTATTCCTTACAACACTTCAGAAGTGGTTTATCATTTAATGCTTGAACGTGGAAGCACATGGGCATTCGATTTAAACGATGAGAGTCTTGCAGAAGCTGAAATCAATGGGCAAAAAGTTATTAGCAAATACGTTAGCTTTGACTTAAGAGATAGAGAATGGGTTTCTCTTGGAAAGGGAAGTGTAACTATTCCGCATAATGAGGACGGAAGCAAGAGTATTTCAATCCGTGCTAGATTAACGAACGTTTCCAACCTAGGAGATATTGGTTGGTTTAGCGGGACACTTAATCTCTCTACTATCCCACGAGCTAGTGCTATCAGCTCGGTAACAGCTACAGAATTAGGACAACCAGTGACTATTCGAATTGAAAAGAAAGTCAATGAATTCAGGCACCAAGTTCTTTGGAAGGTTAACGATAGCGGATGGAACGATCTAGGGAAAGGGCATGATACGAATGTGCAGTTCACAGTTCCAATAGATTATGCGAATCGAATTACGAATAGTGATACAGGGCAATTAGACGTTTGCGTACGAACTTTTCAAAACGACACACAAATTGGTTACGATGAATTTAAACGAGGAATTGCGATTAAAGTTCCTGCTTCTATTGTTCCTACACTTGAAGATGTCACTATAACTGAAAGAACAGCACGATTAGCAGAATTCATTCCTACAGGCAATTATGTCAAAGGTAAATCTCTAATGAGAGTTGAAACAATTAATGCAGCTGGCTCTCATGGCTCAACGATCATATCTACTGAGTTAACAGTAGATAATTTAGTAGTAAGAGCCGCAACAGGAGACTTTCCAGCCAATAAAGTTGGAAATTTAGAAGTTACAGCGAAGGTTACTGACTCACGAGGAAGAACGGCTACTAAATCGAAGGCGATTAAAGTATGGGATTATTACGCTCCTAAGATTATCGCATTTCTGGCTAATAGAACAGGAAACGGAACTAATAAGACTATCATTGCGACTGTGGCTGCTAATGTCAGTCCATTAGTGATTGATGGAGTGAATAGAAATCCATACACACTTAAAATCCAATACTCTGCTAAGAAGGCGAATCGATGGATTGATGCCGTAAATCTCACGAATGAGACTACAGAAAAAATCAACCGTCAAATCGACTGTGGAGCGTTCTATGAGCTTTCTAAGGCTTACAATGTTCGGTTAGTGATTCAAGATAAGCTAAGCGATTTAGTAGACTCTGTTCTGGTAGTACGTTCATCAAGAGTACTGTGGGCGTGGGGCGACAATCGTGCAGCCGTTGGAGGATTCCCAGAACTAGAAAATCACTTTGAGTCACATCTTCCAGTTGCATTCCATAGCAGCTTAAACGTTGAAGATGGCATTATGTCTAACGGAAAACCAATTCAGGAATTTGCGTTAACGTCAAAAGATGGAAAGTCAAATAAATTCACTGGTGATTTAAACAATCTGAAAACAGCAGGGAATTACCATGCTTTTGGAGTGCAACATAATCCGCAAGGCGCTAACAATTACGGATATGTAAATGTAATAACTCACAGCAGTGATTCAAGCTACTGTGTGCAGTTTTACGTTCCATTTAATGCAGACCAGCTATATATGCGCAGGAGCGAGTCAAATCGTTGGAGCGAATGGATTAGAGTTGTTACGACTGGAGTTGATACTGGTTGGAAAACAGCCGTTTTGCAAAACGGTTGGCAAAACAGAATGGAATACGGTCCTGTTCAATATTCTAAGAGTATTGACGGAATTGTCCACATGAGAGGTGTTGCCAAAGATGGTAGTACATCAAAGGAGACAGTAGTACTAACATTACCAGAAGAATATAGGCCTAAGACTCAAGTTTACACCTTCGGGATGAACGACAGTTTTGAGCCTGTGTCATTAAGTATTAATGAGTATGGAACCGTTACAATCAAGCGTAACGCTGATGATAAATGGCTTGGATTTCATAGTGTTAGCTTTAAAATTTAAAACTAAAGAAAGAAGGAATTAAAATGGTAAACAAAATCAATGAAAATTTAATGGACGCAGGACGATTAGAAAGTATCGACTTCGTAGTAATTCACAATGACGCAGGAAGTATGACTCCTGAACAGTACGTTAACTGGTTACGCAATCGTGATAAATCACTAGGGATTGCACATTATTACTGCAATCGCAATACTATTGCACGAGTGATTGACACATTCAACATTGGCTATCACACAGGGGATTGGTGGAGTAACTGTCGTTCGATTGGTTATGAAGTATGCGAAAGCATGAAAGTAAGTGATGAAGATTTTCTAGCGAACGAAGACGTTACGTTAATGCAAGCTACTGAAGACTTAATCTATTATGGCTTACCAATCAATACTAGCACTGTTAGATTACATCACGAATTCGTTCCAACAACATGTCCTCATAGAAGTATGGAATTGCATGGTAATTCAACGGAAAGCGTTAAGAACTATTTCGTATCTCGTATGCGATACTTCGCTACACTAGGCAATACTGTTGATGAGATGTTAGGGCAAGTATCAGACGGCCCTACTACGCAAGAAACAGCAGTTACAACAACGAAATCTAGCGTGAATACTAGCAATCAAGGTAAATCAAGTGAAACAGTTGCACAAGAAGTCCTTCAAGGCCTTTGGGGAAATGGCCAAGATCGTTATGATAATTTAACGAATGCTGGATACGATGCAGACCAAATCCAAGATTTAGTAAATAGAATGTTGAGCGGTGATAGTACAGGTGATAGCACTAGCGCAGACCTTGATAGTGTAGCTCAAGAAGTGTTGCAAGGCTTGTGGGGTAATGGTCAAGAGCGCTATGACAGTTTGACTAATGCTGGCTACGATGCTCAAGCGGTTCAAGATAGAGTTAATAGTATGCTAAGCGGTGATGATTCATATACAAGCGACTACGATATTGACGAAATCGCAAACCAAGTCCTTCAAGGCGTTTGGGGAAATGGCCAAGAACGTTATGACAACCTAACAAATGCCGGTTACGACGCTCAAGCTGTTCAAAATCGTGTGAATGAATTACTTTCTTAAAAAGGAGATTGACTATATATGGAATTAGAACAAATTAAGAACAGAATTACTGCATTAGAAGCGAAAGTGACTACTAAGCAGGCAGATATTAACCGCATGAACGAAGAAAAAGCGCAATATGAACAAAAAATTCAAAATCTTTCAGAAGATATTCAACGCTTAGAGCAAGACAACTCAAACAAACGTGATGAAATCAAAAAATATAAAACTGTCGTAGAAGTCATGGAGTTGTAGTAGATGGTAGATGTAGAATTTAACGTATTGACCATGCATTTGCAAGGGTTAATGCGCAGTCCGTATATTCAAATCTTGTTTTGGTTAATTTGCTTTGATGTAGTTTCTGGCTATATCAAAGCATTTAAACTCAAAAGATTTGACAGCAAAACAAGCACAAATGGACTATTAAGACATGCGCTTGTTTGCGTTGTAGTTATTGTGACTGCTATGTATGCGAGAGCATTAGGGCACCGTGAAATCGGTGTAACTACATGCTTATTTTTTATCTTCAGTTATGCAGTATCACTTGCTGAGAATTGGGAGGCATTAGGGTTGCCGTTCCCAGAATCACTTAAACCGTATCTAAAAACGATGCGACAACAACAAGAAAATAAATTTAAAAAAATAACAAATAAGAAAGAGGTTGAATGATTATGGAACAATTACAAGCAACAATCGTCAATGGAATCGTGAGCGTATTAGTAGTATTAGTTGGCTTAGCATTTACTGGATTGAAAGGATTCATCGAAACTAAATCTGCTGAATTAAAAGCAAAAACGGATATTAAGAACTACGAGTTGGCGAAATCAATCACTAACACGGTCGTGAACGCTATGGAACAAATCTTCAAAGATGTGCATAACGCTAGTGAAGACAAGTTCCAAGCAGCATTCGACAATGTAACGAAAGAGCTTGAAAAAGCTGGAATCAACTTGGATGACGAATCCAAGAAGGTATTGATTGAATCTGTCGTGAATGGATTCAACGAATTGAAGAAGATTGAAGGATAAGAACACGGATCCACAGAGGGCTCATTGCGAGTCCTCTTTTTATTTATAGGAGGGAGGAACGTATGGAAAAAACAATCGAAAAACATTTAACTATTACGTCTGTTTATCGAGACGTTGAAAAATTAGGGCATGAAATTTACAGTCAAGACAAAGGTACTGCAACATTCAAATTTACTGTTGATGAGTTAACGGCTTCAAAAGTTCTTTGCTTGTTTTATTTCAAATATACAAAACGATATAGAACTGTCGAAGCTACAATCTCAGAGAATACAATTACAGTTCCATTCGACAGTACTTTAATCATTGCCGATGAGCCCGTGGTTGGTTATGTATATTTCGAGAAGATAGAGCAATCAACAGACGTTTACTCATTTGCATTTAATGTATGGGTTAGTGCTATTGATAAAGCAAAAAAAACACCGTTAGTCGAACGCACGACAGGCCGCATTGTAGACGTTGCAAATATTGTAACGAAACAAGAATTAGACGAACTCTTTACAAAAATCAAAGAGCAAGGTGGCACTTATGACGATAGAAACCTGCGTACTGAAATCGGGCGAATTTCAACCGAAATTGAGACTTTAAAGACAAAGACGGATAAAGATACAGTCTATGACGATAGCGCCTTAAAGCAGCGTGTAACAGCGTTAGAAAATAAGACAGATAATGATACTGTATATAACGATGCAGAAATCAAGCAACGTTTGGAAGTTTTGGAACATAAACCAAGCGTGAATACTAGCGAATTAGTTACCAAGCAAGAATTGGAATCTAAAGGCTATTTAACCGAGCATCAATCATTGTCTAACTATGCAACGAAGCAAGAAATACCGCAACCATACAATGATGCAGAATTAAAAGAGCGGGTAAGCCGGTTAGAAAATAAGCCGGCTATTGATACTTCAAATTTTGTAACAAATGATGTTTTAGCGGGCAAAGGGTATCTTACCGAACATCAGAGTTTAGAGGGTTACGCTAAGAAATCAGAAATCCCTCAAGCATATAACGATACTGAAGTTAAACAAAGGCTTTCTACTATTGAGCAAAAAGGTCAAGATTATGCTACAAAAGAGCAAGTTGCATCTATTCCTAAAACTCCGCAAAAACTGACATTATCCGGAAACACGCTTATTCTGTCTGACGGTGGGGGAAGCGTAACGCTACCTGCTTCCAGTCAAAATGCACCTACTCCATCAACTTCTTCTAGCGAACTTACTGGTACTGGCATGCCGAATGGCAAAGTTGAAGGTACATTAGGTCAAACCTATATCGATACCGCTAAAACAAACGGTGCTTTGAAATGGATTAAACGAACCCCTTCAGGAAATCAAGGATGGGTTGTACTAGACGGAGACACAGGTTGGAAAAAACAAAACATAGTTTCTAAGTTAGGTAATTCTTACTTACAGATTCGCAGAGTTAACAATACAGTATATTACCAATTCGGAGGACTCTCTTGGGGTTGGTTTGGTATTGTGCGCCGTGGTGGTCCTGGGTATCAACTACAACCTAGTGACCGTGAACGGAATGTATTTATTCTAGGATTAGGCGGAATTCCTTACGGCTATCGCTCACCGTCATCGTTAATCGGCCCGATTTATAACGATAAAGGCACTTCGTATGGGACATGGTATTTAGGCGGTACTGGAGATAGTAACATGTTACGATTCCAATTTACCGACCCAGTACCAACAGACCGTGATATTGGAGACATCAGGGTTTCTTCAATATCTTATATTACAGATGACACTTGGCCAACAGTATAATGAAGAGTAATCAAAAAAGCCTACCTTAATTGGTAGGCTTTATTTTTTTGCATTTTTCTCAAATTATTTTAAAAAAGTGTTGACATTATATGCCAAATGGTATATAATATAATTGTAAGGAGGTGAGGGAATGGAAGAAAAAATCACAACTCTAGTAGCGATCGTTGGAATTGCGGTTGCAATATCAAAAGAGGCTAGAGAGTGGTACAAAGCCACAAAAAAAGAAAAACGACAAAACCCAACACGCAAAAGAAGGATATGACGTTTTTCAAGAGGGGAAGGATAACTTCCCTCCCCTCAATTATACTATATAGAAAGAGGAAATCAAGATGAAACACATTATTATTATTTTAGTAGTAGCTTTAATCGTATGGTATGCAGGGGGAAATAAAGAGGATAACTAAATGGATTATTATTAAAATTATAAAAATAGGAGGACAATATGCTAAGAGCGGATGAAGAAAAAATACTATGGTTATTTGAACATTATTCAGGATATCGAATCGCTAAAGAGAGTGGTGTTTCACAACCACTCATTGCAAGGCTAATCAATGGAACTAGAGAATTGAAAAACGTTTCTTTTGAAACAGCAAGCAAATTAAATCAGTGTGCAGAGAGACTTATAAAAGATGACTTTAAAGGTGAATAGTTAAAAGGATAGTCAACAATCTTGCTTTT